CGAACGTAAAGGTCGCGATAAAAAACAAGTTTCTGTTTACCCAATCGCAAAATAATTGCTTTAAATAGCATAAAATAAGGCTTTCCGATATATTCGGAGAGCCTGTTTTTTGTTTTGATACCCACGGTGATACCCATATTCTAAAAACCAATGTAGGAAGCAAATTTGTCAGCAACTTCATTTTTTGCTTTTTGGGTAACGTGAGCATATATGTCCATTGTTGTTTGTATATTTTCATGTCCTAGTCGTTCCTGGACCTCTTTGATCGTTGCTCCAGCCTCAAACAGTAGGGAGCAATGTGTATGTCTGAATCCATGAGGAGTGATACGCTTGAAATCAGGATACCTTCTCCAAACTCGATTCAGCAAGTTATTGACATGTACAATACTTTTAGGGCTGCCTGATTCATTTTTAAATAATAAGCCTTTTGTACTGAATTTGTGCCAATCTTTCAAAATATCAATAGTCTTTGGATCCAGCGATATTGTTCGCTGGCTTTTTTTCGTTTTTGGAGTTTGAAATATGATTTTATTGTTTTCTCCCTTGGCTAGTGTTTGATTAACTTTTAGTTGTCCGCTCTCTAAATCAATATCGGTCCATCTTAATGCACCAACCTCATTCTTCCTCATTCCTGTGAAAGCCAACAGACGGAAGAAAGTGAGCATTTCTATGTCATCAAGCTTCTGGACCATTTCGAAAAAAGTTTTCAGTTCTTCTTTATTATAGAATTGTTCAAGCTCTTCCTTATCTTTCTTTTTTCTTTTTGGTTTTAGAGTTTTTCTCATTGGATTGCTATCAATCAATTCCATAGATATTGCATAATCAAATATCTGATTAGCAATGCTGATGATCCCAAAAAATCTCTTATAGTCCTCAGCCCATTTATTGACCTGAGCTTGGCACATGGATAGAGTAATTTTATTTATGGGCTTATCTCCAAAATGAGGGACAATAAGTCTATCTGCTTTGTCAATTTGGCTAACATAGGTAGATTCTTTAACTGTATTTCTATAATGCTCTTTCCACGTTTCATATACCTGTTTGAAAGTAGTAGTTGTATTTCTGGTTCTAAATGTTTTCTTCTCATAATCAGCCAAACACTTAGCTTCAGCAAGTCTAGCTTCACGTTCGGTTTTAAAACCACGCCTAAGAGTTACAATCTTCTTTCCAGTTAAAGGATCAATTCCATGATAGGCTTTAAAATAGTAAGCGAAACCATCACCTTTTTTATATTTTTTGATCATTGATTTTTACCTCATTTCTTGTTAAAATGGGTATAGTAAAGAGGGCTTTTTAATGCCATTCTTTCTATACAGCACATCCTCACATTTTAGCTTGCAGGCGGTGTGGGGATTTTTATTGCTTTTTGTTAATCTTCGTTGTAAAATAATATTGAAAGGTGGTGCAGTGACATGTTTTCTTTTTTTACTCGTATTAACAAAGAACAAAAACAAATAGAGCAATCTATAAAAGAAATGGAATTGCATCACAAGGAGTTCGCTGATAAAATTCATAAGGATATCCAAGTCGGTGAAGAAGAACTAACTTTAAAAAGAGAGCTGTTCAATCAAAGATATGGTCACTTATTTAGTCCTCGAAATAAATAGCAATAGGTCTTACTAGGTGGTCTCCTACATTAATGACACCAAACGAACTAAGCATAATACTTAGAATTGTAGTCGGTGCGTGTTTTATTATTTTGTTACCATCACTCATATATGATAAGTCGTTAGTTGTTTGTTCGTCAATAGTTGATGAACAAATACCTAACATTTTTATTTTTCTTTTACCTAGTTGCATAAAGCTGAGTTGGATATTTTGAACTCTAAGAAACTCTAGAGGCAAAATACTAAAGGTATCGTTAATCTTAACTAAATTTGTTTCAGGTAATAATTTTTTTAAGTAAGCTGACATATTTTTTAGTATATCAAAATTGTTCCAAGCGTTCGTTTCAAGCTCTTTTTGAATGTCTTTTGTTCTTGCTAAATACTTTTGTTTATCTTTTATTTTTGAATATTCTGAGCGCAGTGATTTAAATTCGTCATATCCTGGGAGCATAAATCCAATTTCTTCAAGGTCGCTTGCTTCAGCTAACTGTTCAAAGTTGAAAGCTGTCAATTCTCCAGATGTAGAAATTAAGTCACCGTCTTTGTAATCAGCTAGTTTGATGAGTTGTTTTGCTTCAAGCCCATTGATAAGCAAATCTAATGAGTAATCATCAAGTGCAGTTTCTACTAAATTTTTGTTTGATTTGGAAAAGACAAAGTTATAGTTATCTATTGTTGTAGAAGAATAATCACCTTCAGCTTTTAATAAGGCTGAAATACCGACTGAACCTTTTTTTGTAGCTTGTTCTGTGCTCCCCTCTGTCCTAGCGTCACTTTCGCCATCTTCGTTCACTAATTTTGTAATCAGGCCTGAGTTAAGTTGTGCTAATAATGAATTAACTAGATTTGTATCTAAATAAATTATTTCTTTCATATTTTCTCCAATATCTTTTGTGAAGGTGATAATAAAAAGATCTAACTAAATAATTTTCTCAAACACCATTGTAGCCTGGATGCGATCTCCTCCACCTAGGCCCTTGCTGCCCCCGTTAGCTGTACTAATGGTATGGAGTCGGTATCCTTTGGCAACTTGTTTGTTAATCACATTTTCAAGTTCAGTGAGGTTTCCAGATCCAGTACCAAATAACTTTTCTTTAAGTGTTACTTGAAGCACAACATAGTTTAATCCAGTTGCTCCTGAAGCTTCAGAAAAAGAACTTTCTTGTTTAACATTATCAAAAAATCCCATAATAATTCCCCTTTTAATTAATTAAAGATTTATATTCATCTATTACCATCGTTTCATTAGCGATGGTTTTTAAATTATACCGTTCCATAAAATGGATGTAATTAAATTCTGACACATCATCCATAGTTTTTAATTCTTCTTCTAATAAATGATGAATCATGCTACGATCAGCTTGAAGTTCACACAACTCCCTATTAACCTCATACTGGACTGGAGTATGTTCTTTATGTCCCAATTCATGTAGGGCTACTTGTTTTTGATCTTGCTCCGATAGATTGATATCGATAGCAAGGACTTTTAATGCTGGATTGAAGAAGCCTGGGCTATGCCATTCGCTTCCATCAAAGTAACATAAGCATACACCCTCAAGGGCACAAAGCTCTTTCACAGTCATATAAATGCACCTCTATTTATTTTTTAAGTGTGCCTCCAAGACTGCTGTAATAAAATCAATATCTTCTTCAGTAAGTGGTTTACCATCGAACAACATAGATTGTGCAGCGATGTCTCGAAGGTCAAGCGGTGCAGAAGCATCACCGCCTGTTGTAATTTTTGGATTATCAGTGCGTCCCAATAGGTAGTCGGTGGACACGTTGAAGTAGTCAGCGATTTCCGATATTCTCTCAGCGTTAGGTTTTTGAGATTTCAACTTATAGAGTGTATTTCTGCTGTAACCTAAATCCTCTTCTAGTTTCGTGAGAGAAATTCCCCTTTTATCGGCAAGTTCTTTAATTTTTTCGTATGTCGGAAACATTGTTAATTCAACCTTTCAGAAGCATAACAAAAAATATTTCAACTTTTTAGGTGTAAAACTGTTGACAATACACCTAATTGGGTGTAAAATAGTTTTTGTAAGTTAATGAGTTAGTAAAAAACGAAGTTAAAACTTATCTAAAAATAAATAGCTTTGGCGAGCAAGATAATTGATAGATGTAAGGTTTTATCAAGTTTTTAACTATGCCTACATTTTAACCTTTTGGGTGAAAGTTGTCAAGCGTTTTATAAATTAATTTACTAACTCTTTAACTTTGCCCCTTGACAATTGAATAGAGCATGTGAGATAATATAGGGGAATTAAGGATTAGTTCTATATCATGGACTAGAAAAGACCCCAGGCTAACTTCCACATTAAGCTTGGGGTCTTTTTTTGACACTATTTGTCCTTGTTCAGCCATTTATCAGCTAAACGAAGAACGACACCGACCACAATCGGTCCGATGATAGTTTTAAGGATTAGTTCTATCATGGGCTATCTCACCTCCTTTCGCAGGCGGTGTAGAAGTGCCATTAAATATTATATCACATGCTCTATCAGTTAGATAGGGCATTTTTTATTTTCAAAAAGGAGGAAGTTACATGAGCCAACAACATCGCAAGTGGATCGAGCTTGTAAAAGATCGAATTGAAAAACGTGGATGGTCACAGACAGACTTGGCCATTGTTGTAGGTGTTAGTCCATCAGCTATCACACAACTTTTCAAAGATGGAAAAGGTAGCGATGATCTGAAACTACGAATTAACAAAAAGTTACGGATTAACGAATCATGGGAAAAATTCGAGGATTAAGAAGTATAAAAAAGGCACCTAACGAGGTTAGGCGCTCTAGAAAAGAAACTACTAATAGTATAACACAAATTGGAGATAACAATGAATATTCTAAGTGAAGAATTTGAAAATGGAATAAGATCAGTGGTTCGAGTTCAATTTAAAGAATCTTTCACTGAATTCTTAGACCAGGAGATATCAGAGAAACGTTGGTTGTCACTAGAAAGTGCAGCGCACTATGCAGATTGCAGTTCCAATACCATCAGAAAATGGATCAAGATGGGATTGAATCTTTATCAAATTGATGGAACAAAACGAGTTGACAAGAATGAATTAGATCAATTCATTCAAAGTAATATCGTTATTTAGATAGCAAAGGAGATAAAAATGGCAGTTTCTAGGGAAATGACATTATTAGAAACACAGGTGCTAAACACAATCCTACAAAGTGCATCATTTGAAACGCCAATTCAAGCCAGAGTCTTACAAAGACGTTTCAATTTAAGTAAACGAAAATTAGAAATTATTGTAGAAAGCCTTAAAGTAAATTTTGGACATCCTGTTGTTGCAAAAAAAGAAAAACCAAATGGGTACTTCTTGCCAAAAACAAAGGAAGAACGAGATGCAGGTTTGGCACCCTACAAAAGGCAAATACTAACTGAACAAAAGAATTTAGCAGCAGTATTGGCAATTGATTTAGATGAATATAACAAGAAATGGAGATCAGAAAATGTTAAATGAAATTATTATTGGTGTATTGGTAATCGTGGTGTTATTTGAGGCGATCATGGTAAGTGCAATTAGCCAACGATGCAAAGAGTCAAAACGGGAATTAAAAAAGTTGCTCAAGGAAAAACAACAAATCGAAGAAGCCCGGCAAGCAATGCGTTTTGGATATCGTAGATAAGGAGCGATAAAATGGCAGAAAAAACAAATATCCTGCCTCACGACTTACTAGCTGAACAGGCGGTACTTGGATCAATTTTCGTTGATCCGGAAAAAATCTTTATCGCATCAGAACTCCTAACACAAGAAAGTTTTTATAAATTATCTCACGGTATTATCTTCAACATTATGGAAGAATTGGCAGACAAGGGAGAACCAATTGACTCTGTATCTGTAAAATCAGCACTTGACTCAATTGGAGAGTTTGAGCGTATTGGCGGAATGGCTTTTCTTGCTAGTTTGATAAATTCAGTTCCTACAAGTGCTCACATTGAACATTATGCAAAGATTGTTGCCGAAAAAGCTAAAGCAAGAGAGGTCATCAATAATTTAGGTAAAGCACTTGAAACAGTATATGAAGATCACCAAGATTTAGATGATGTCATAGTAAGACTTGAAAATACACTAACATCGGTAAGTGCCAATCAATACTCAGGTTTTAGAAATATCATGGATGTATTGGATTCAACTAATATCAGAATTGATGAACGATCTAAGCACGTTGGAGATGTTACTGGCCTTGCTACAGGTTTTACAGATTTTGACAAAATAACAACAGGACTACATGAAGACAACTTAATTATTTTGGCTGCTAGACCTGCTATGGGGAAAACAGCATTTGCTCTAAATATTGCACAAAATGTCGCAATACGAGCAGGTAAACCAGTAGCTATCTTCTCACTTGAAATGGGAGCTGAGAGTCTAGTAGAACGCATGTTATCCGCTGAAGGAGTGATTCCAGCCTATCACATTCGGACAGGAAAGTTATCTGATAGCGAGTGGAGGCGAATGCTCTTAGCACAGGAACAGTTATCAAAGGCTCAACTCTATATTGATGATACCGCTGGCATTAGAATTTCTGACATCCGAGCACGATCAAAGAAATTAGCTCAAACAACAGGAGAGTTAGGTTTGATTGTTATTGATTATTTACAGTTGATTACTGGCAGAGGAAAAGAAAATAGACAGCAAGAAGTATCTGAGATCTCTAGACAATTAAAGATTTTAGCTAAGGAATTAAAAGTGCCAGTAATTGCACTTAGTCAACTTTCTCGTGGAGTAGAACAACGTAATGACAAAAGGCCAGTTCTGTCAGATCTTCGTGAATCAGGATCAATTGAACAAGATGCTGATATTGTAGCATTTCTTTACCGCGATTCTTACTACCGTCGTGAGGGACAAGAGGAAGATGATAATGTGACAGAAGTGATCTTTGAAAAGAACCGTCATGGGGGGTTAGGTACCGTCAAATTATTCTTCCACAAAGAATTTACAAAATTTACAAATATGGAGGTACAATAAATGATTAAAAAATCTGAAGTAGCAGGCTTTCTAGCTTTCTTTAAATTTCCTAAACCATTTATTTATGATAAAAAATATAAAAAACTTAGTAACAATGCAAAACTAATGTATATGTTACTGTTTGGTAGGCTTGAACTATCGGTAAAAAATGGTTGGCATGATCGAAAGGGAAATGTTTTTCAATATTATACAAATGAGCAATTAATGATTGATTTAAATAGCAGTGAAAAAACAATCATTAAAGTGAAGAAAGAATTAAGAGAGGTGGGCTTACTAGAAGAGGTTCGACAAGGAAATAATCTACCAAATAGAATTTATATCAGTCAAGTTGATGGAACTGTAGAAAATACAGTTCTTGAAATGGAAAAAGTACAGCATGGAGCTGTAGAAAATACAGTTCTTGAACTGGAAAAAGTACAGACAAACAAGATAGATATTAACGATACTGATAATAACAATATTAAGTCGATTTGTCAGGAAGTTATTACTTATCTCAATCAGGTTACAAAGAAGAACTTCAACAAAAATACAGCTAGCCATCATAAATACATTAAGGCACGTTTGAAGGAAGGTTATGAATTAAAAGACTTTAAACATGTAATCAATGTCATGGCAGCTACATGGATGGGAACAGATTACGAACGATATTTACAACCTCAAACGCTTTTTGGAAATAAATTTGATAGTTATCTCAATCGTAGTATGCCAAACAATGTCAGATCATTTGCTCCAGCAGTTGATGAAAGGCTGGGATTCTAATGGAAGCTCTAAAAGATATTGAAAGAAAAAAGTTACTAGATAAAATCTGTGAAGTGCACTCTTGCCAATTATGGGAGAGTCCGGTAGTTATTGCTGGAAAATTGAAATATTTGCAGGTATGCCCTGAGTGTGAAAAAGAAGAAATCAAACAAATTGAGCACAAGTTAAATAATAAGGCAGCAATCAATTCGAAATTAGCTAAAACATTTGAAGCATTCAATCGCTTCAGCTTATTTCCTGCTGAGTTGATTGGGAAAAATCTAGATAACTTTAGCACTGATAATCAGAGTGCAGAGCAAGGTTTAAATTTTTCAAAAAGGATGCTAAGAGACTATGTGAAGGGAGAAACAGGAAATGTGATTATCACCGGGCCTCCTGGAGTCGGTAAGAGTCATCTATCAATTGCTTTAGCTTCTGCTCTGAACAATAAATTCAAGGACATAGGTACTCCTAAAAGTATTATTTTCGTATCGGTAACTAGACTGTTTACTGAGATAGAAAATAGCTTTGGTGGAAAAGGCGACTTTACAGAAAGTCATGCTGTAGAAATGTTTAGCAATGTAGATTATCTCTTTCTCGATGATCTGGGGAAAGAGAGTAGCATGAGTGATACTCTCAAACAAGCAAATGAATGGAGACAAAGGGTTCTATTCAAGATCTTGGACAATCGACAGACGACTTTTATAAATACTAACTTATCTAGTAGCGATATCAAAAAAATTTATAATCCAGCACTTGCAGATAGAATTTTCAAAGGTGCGAGTAAACATATTTTTAAATTCCCTAATGGGATGGAAAGCAGAAGGTATTAATGGAAAACAAAAGATTAATTGAGTTAATTAAGAAAACTCAAAAATGGTTTTATGATCGTAATTTACAGACTCAGAATCCTGATAAACAATTTTTAAAATTGTTTGAGGAAATTGGGGAATTAGCTAGTGGGCTAGCAAAAAAACAAGATGATGTTGTAAGAGATAGTATCGGAGACATTGCTGTAGTGTTAATTGGTCTTACTCTACAATTAGGAATTGATACGAAAGAAGTATTTCCACATACAGAATCAGTTCCTTCTACGAATTCTAACAAGGAAGAAGATCATTTTATTTTATTGCTAGATCAATCAGTTGCTGCTTACTTTAATCGCCAAAATTATCAATTAAAAAATGTAGCATTTGAATTGATTCGAGTATCTAAGTTTTTGAATATCGATTTTACAGAGTGTTTAGGCTTGGCGTACGAAGAGATCAAAGATCGAACAGGGCGCTTAGTTGACGGTGTTTGGGTGAAAGAGGAGGATTTATGATGGGCGAAAACAAAGTGAAACAGTATGATACTATCAACAACCCCAGCCATTATCATGGAAAAAATGGGATGGAAGCAATTGATGTGATAGAAAACTTCATAGGTGATTTAGCAGGAAAGGCAGGATGGGCCTGGGGCAATTCAATGAAATACCTTTTACGATTCCAAAAGAAGAACGGCATAGAGGATGTGAAAAAAGCCTTCCGCAATTTGGTATGGGTTCTTGAGGAAATCGCAGGTAAAAAAGAATCTTTAGCATTCCTCAGTTCTTTAGTAAAGGAGTTAGAGAATGAGCAAGTACACAAAGAATCAGATTGAACATGCTAAACAACAAGTGCAATTACTCCTAGCAAGTCGAGGTATGACTAGGAAACAATTATCCTTTGAATTAGGATATGGGAGTGATGCAGTTACTTCATGGTTAAATGGTAGAGCGCAGTTAGGAGAGTTTCAAGTTCAATGTCTTTGTGATTATTTTGGTGTGACAGAGAGTTCCATAGTTGGGGATCCTGAAGAGTTAGCAGATTACAAATTGTATAAAGATGGCAGGTACATCTGTCGAGGACCACTTAAAGGATTGAGTCACATAAGTGGCAAGAATGCAGGTATGCTTAAGTATTATGCAGAATTGCATGCTCAAGGTAAAAAAACAGGAAATCTGACTGTGGTTAGAAGTGAGGAATGATAATGAATAAAAAAGAGCTGATTGAGAGTATTGCTCATTTACCTTCAGATTGCAGCAGACCAAGACCGATGATTGATAAATTAACAGCGTTGGAATTGATTGAGTTGCTAGACGAATCGCAGAAAGTCACAGTACCTCAGTATGTGGCGGATTGGATTGAAAAATGTAAAAGCGAAAAAAGGCGATTCCATGAAGCACTTACTTACACGCCGTTTGGAGTCAATGGCTGGATATCTAATCCAAAAAATCAAGAAACATTCGCCAGAGCTTGGCTTGACGAGTACACAGTCGAGAAAGAACCAAAGTATACAGTTAAGATCAAAGCCGTAAATCAGTATCTTGTCAGAAATACAGACGAGGATTTCTTAGGTTTTTTACAAAGTAGATTAAAATCGAAATTTACTCGCAAAGAGTTAGAAGATACTGGATTTGCAGAAGCATTCAACAGCCCGTTGTTTGAAGTTGAGGAGGTAACGGAATGAGAGTTATTGAAATAGCCTTATCAAAAAACGATCTCGAACATATTGCCAACGGGCATGATATAAAAATAAAAATCGGCCATAGTAGGGCTTCAAAAGTAGATGGGATTGTTTTGAAGTCTGCTTTGGTAAATGACATCATGAACCCATTGATAAACTATAAATACAAATTAATCAACACAGAACAGCAAAACCTTGTTAATAACTTTATGGGAGGTGCAAGATGATTCCAAAATTTAGAGCATGGGATAAAGAAACAAAAACCATGAATGGTATGGCTGAGATTTACAGAAATCGAAACCAAGAAATCGAATTACGACCAAGAGATGAAAATATCATTCTCATGCAATCCACAGGGCTATTTGATAAGAACGGCAAAGAAATCTTCGAGGGGGATATAGTGACTGATGGCGAGTTCACAAGGACAATCAAAAATCATCAGACATTAGGTTTTTATATGTTGGACGAAGAAGGGATAGAACAATTTTTTGCTGGTTCCACATCTTTAGAAGATTTTGAAGAAGATGCTAAGGTTGTTTCTGAAATTCTGGAAATTATCGGTAACGCCTGGGAGGACAACTAATGAACCTACAAAACTTTATCTATTTACTATTCGCAGCAGTCTGGCTATCTGGTCTGATTTGGGCCATTTTAGTGGCTGTTCTATCAAATATAGAGGATGATAAAAAAGATGAAATTAGAGACATTAGTTAAAACAAGAAATGCCTATCAAAAAAGACTAGAAGATGAGAAATTGTTCATATCTTTGTGTAATCAAATAGGAAAACAAAATGCCACAGCGAACAAAGAATGGATGAAACGTAAAGTCAGAGATTTAGACAAGGAGATTGAAGAGTATGAACAAAAATCAATTACTGATTGTTAATATTGCAGCTCTATTTTTAATACTCTTTCTATCAAGCATAAATCTAAACACACGAATAAGAAAACTTGAGCAAGAAAATAGGGATTTGCAATGGGAAGTAAAAGAGCACGAATTAAGTATTCAGCGCATGGCTGAAAAAAATACAATGCAGGATACTATTCTAAATAAATTAAATCGAGAGTATCAAATGCGTGAGAATGAACGAGCTCAGAAGCTGAAAGAAATTGCCGAACAGAACGGAGTAGGAGGATAAGAATAATGATTAATAATGTAACTTTGATCGGAAGATTAACAAAGGATGTGGAGTTGAAACGTACTCCTTCAGATATCGCTGCCGCACAATTTACAATAGCTTGCAACAGGAATTTTAAAAATTCCAATGGAGAATACGATGCAGATTTTGTAAATTGCGTGATGTGGCGTGAACAAGCAGAACGCTTTGCAAGCTGGACCAAGAAAGGGCACCTTGTAGCAATTGTTGGACGTATCCAAACAAGAAACTATGAAGGGACAGATGGTAGACGTATTTATGTCACAGAGGTTGTAGCAGAGAATTTTCAAATTCTAGAAAAACGTGATAATTCAGGAAATCAAAATTCGATAATGGAACAAATGCCACCTTCTTATGCTTCAAATCCAATGGATATCAGCGACGGAGACTTACCATTTTAGGAGGTATGTATGATTATATTTGATGATTTCTATCGTGAAGAAGTTCGACGATGCTACAAAGAGATTGAAGCTCTAGAGATAGAAAATGAAAGTCTAAAAGAAAGAATAAATCACTTTCTACGCTGCTCGTGTGATAGCGAGTGGAAAAAGATCGTTAAAGATTTTAAGATTAAGAAACAAAATCGGAAGTGGAAAGCAAGATAGAATAAGTGATGTAGCGATTCAGGAAACGGAGGTGAAGAATGCAGCTTTTTGATGATATCGATGAAAAAGAAACAATAAGGAGAGCTAAGAAAAAGCTCTCAGAATATCCACGCTGGAGAGAAATAGCATGTGATGACCCAATTCAAAAAGTAACGCAGGAATTCACATTTCAACCCAGGGGAGGAGCAGGACCTAATAAAGCTGTCGAAAATTTAGCAGTTCGACGTGTTGATGCAATGATTGAGTTAGAAGAAATTGAACAAGCGGTAAGCAGGCTATTCAATCCTACTTATCGGTATATACTATTTTCCAAGTTTCTTAAAAATCAAAAAGATCTAAACTACGAAATTTACAACTATCTAGGTATAGAGAGGACTAAATTTCAGGAACTGTACAACAATGCTTTATTAGCGTTTGCAGAGCAGTATCGAGATGCTGTGCTAGTATGTAATAAAAAAACGGTATTTTTGCGGTAAAAATACGGTAAACATAACACAAAATATGACTTAAAATAGTATTATCAGAAAATGAAGGCGGTGGCCTGGTAGTTTTTTGTAGATCTCCTAATAGTATTTTTGGTTAGCTGTTCACCAGAGAGATTCGGGGTGGCATGGGTTCGAATCCCATACAGCTAATATTTTAAGTCAGTTCTAATGGACTGACTATTTTTATTTGAAAGGAGTAGGTAAATGCGTAAAGTAGAACCGATTCGGGATACAGATGATATTGAACGTATGAAGGATTACTTAAAGAGTAAGAATGAACGAGACTATGTAATGATGGTTACAGGGCTGTATTCAGGAATGCGAGTTAGTGATATCCTGCCCTTGAAAGTAAGAAGTGTTAAAGGAACTCACATTGAAGTTACTGAACGAAAGACAGGTAAAACAAAAAGGTTCGCTATTAACCCAGCTCTAAGAAAAGCCCTGGATCATTATATAAAAGAAAATGAATTAAAGGATTATGATTACTTGTTCCCTTCGAGAAAGAAGGTGAGCAATGAAGGACTTAGAATAACACACATTGGTAGAGTGGCAGCATATCAGATCTTGAGAGATGCAGGAGAGCATATTGGATTAACAAACATCGGAACACACTCTATGAGGAAAACGTTTGGATACCATCACTACAGAAAGAATCAAAATGTTGGAATATTGATGGAGTTATTTAATCATTCTTCACCAGATATCACACTGGGTTATATAGGGTTCAAGCAGGATGAGCTAGATAATAGCATGATGAATTTTGCTTATTAAGGCTATGTCTTTAACAAAATGAGATAAAGTAAATTCATTTATTGATGATGGCTCACTTATATATGAGAGAGTAGGGTAGAAAGGCTCATGCTTCAAATTAACAGAATATAAGATATGTTAAATTCAAAGACCCTCCCCCTCTAATAAAATAACGCCTATCAACTTAAAAATACCAGGCCTAATTATTACACCCTCCCACATTGATTTACTCCCCCCCTATCTAACAAAATAATATCCCCCACTATTCAATACCAGGGTATTGATACCGAATAAGGGAACGAGGGTGAGATGTGTAGGATGATATAAAACAGAGAAGACAATCGAGGTATACCATGAAAGAACTACGGGCAGACCGTAACGGACCACATCGAGTAGCATTTGAAAAGAATAAGAAGATACTACTCAAGACTCAGAATACCTGTGGGATCTGTGGCCAGTCTGTAGATAAATCACTCAGGTACCCTCACCCACTATCCCCAGTAATAGACCACATCATTCCAGTGAATAGGAATGGACATCCATCAGACATCAAGAACTTACAGCTTGCGCATTGGCAATGCAATAGACAAAAATCTGATAAGTTATATGCTGAACAAAATTTTGAAAAAAATGCAATTGTTGGAAATCGCAATTTGCCACAATCAACCAATTGGCTGAAATACCACAGTTGACCCAGAACTGATAGGGGGGTTACCCCCTCCCCTCGGTTCTGGCCGAGCTTCACGCCGTCACTGTACATATTTTCTCGTGCCAAAACGAAAGGATAAGAAATTGGAATTAAGAGGAATTGAATATCTTAGAAGAAAATTAGAATCTTGCAGGCCCAGGGTTAATTTGCGGTATAAACATTATGCAATGAAAAATAATGATACCCCCATAGGGATTACTATTCCTGTAAATGTTCGTGCTCAATATAAATCAACTTTGGGATGGACAGCAAAAGGTGTAGATAGTCTTGCAGATCGTTTAGTATTTCGAAAATTTGAAAATGATGATTTTGAAGTTACAGAGATTTTTGAACAAAACAATCCTGATATTTTCTTTGATAGTGCGATATTATCAGCCTTGATTGGATCGTGTAGTTTTATCTACCTTTCTAAAGGGGAAAATGATGAAGTGAGATTGCAAGTGATTGAATCAAGCAATGCAACAGGAATCATTGATCCAATCACTGGTCTATTAGTCGAGGGATATGCGGTGCTGGCTCGTGATGATTATGGTCAACCAATCCTAGAGGCCTATTTCGAACCAAATGCTACTCACTTTATTCCAAAGGGGCAAGATCATTATTCAGTTACTAACCCAGCTAATATTCCATTATTGGTACCTGTCATTCATAGACCTGATGCAGTTCGTCCTTTTGGTCGTTCACGGATTACTAGAGCAGGGATGTATTATCAAAAGTACGCTAAACGGACTTTAGAACGGGCTGATATTACTGCTGAATTTTACTCTTGGCCGCAGAAATACATCATTGGACTAGATCCTGATGCGGAACCTCTAGAAAAATGGAAAGCAACAGTTTCTAGTCTACTAACCATCTCAGCAAGTGACACTGGAGAAAAGCCTAGCATTGGACAGTTTACAACTGCTAGTATGACACCATTTACAGAACAGTTGAAAACAGCAGCAGCTGGATTTGCTGGAGAAATGGGACTGACTCTGGATGATTTAGGATTTGTTTCAGATAATCCATCATCTGTAGAAGCCATTAAAGCTAGTCACGAGAACTTGCGTTTGGCAGGACGGAAGGCACAACGTTCACTAGGAGCTGGCTTCCTGAATGTAGCTTACGTAGCCGCTTGTTTGCGTGATGAGTTTCATTATGAAAGAAGCCAATTCGTAAAAACAACCGTTAAATGGGAACCACTATTTGAAGCGGATGCTAATATGATGACCATGATTGGTGATGGTGCTCTTAAATTGAATCAGGCGTTACCTGGATACATCAGTGCTGAGACAATTAGAGACCTTACTGGTATTGCAGGTGATATGTCTGCTGTGCCTGTGGTGAAAGAAGGAGATCCAGATGGAACATGATGTCTTACCTGGTATCCTAAAAGAAGTTCAGGAACGCTTTGAAAGCGAATATGGAAAGAGCGAGGTTGTTAGTCGAGCTTTTGCGGAACTACAAGCTAAAAAAGCAACTTATAAAACAGCAAATGAATTTGCTATCGAAGTTGGAGAGATTCTTTCTAAAGCTCTAGGAGCTTCTCTGAGCGCTGATAAATTACCAGACGGTAAAATGTATTACAATATTGCTCAACGTTTGTTGACGGACGTGCTGGGGCGTAATTATGAGATAATAAGCGGTTATACTAGAGATGTTCAGAAGAAACTAAATACAGATGCAAAAATCAGTTTGAAAGTACAAGTTCCTGAATTGAATCAGGATAGGGTCGCTGGCATAGTTAATCGATTGGCATCTGAGGAGAATTTTGAAGATGTCAGTTGGTTGTTTGGTGAGCCAATCGTTAATTTTTCTCAGTCTATCATAGATGATAGTATTCAAAAAAATGCTGAGTTTCATCATAAATCTGGATTACAACCTGAAATTATTAGAAAATCTTATCTCCATTGCTGTGATTGGTGTCAAGAGGTTCAAGGAAGCTATAGATATCCAAGAGTTCCAAGAAATGTTTATAGAAGACATCAACATTGTCGCTGTACTGTTGACTATGATCCAAAAAGTGGAAAAGTTAAAGACATTTGGAGCAAAATTTGGAGAAAAACAGATGAAAGTGATAAGATAGAAGCAAGAAAAGATATCAATGGGAAATCTCAAATGAGCGAAGTGAGAAAACTTGCGCTTCAAGAAGGAATTTCCTCAAACCCTATCAAAAAAAGTCGTAAAAAACTAACAGAGAAGCAAATCATTGATGCTGTTGGTGGTGGAGATAGAACCAAAGGATCATGTTCATCAGCAGCATTTGCTTACATAGGTAATAAGGGTGGTTATACCGTTTTAGATTTTCGAGGAGGGGAAAGTTGTGACTTTTTCTCTAGAAACAGTAGAATCCAAATGATTGGAAACCTTCCTGGTGTCAAAATGCATGTTGTTAAAAATACAAATGACTTTACTGCTGTCAGAGAATTGTTGGAAAAGGTAGAATCTGGGAATGAATATTATTTAGCGGCAGGTAGACATGCAGCTATCATAAGAAAAAATGAAGGCCGTTTTGAATATTTGGAATTACAATCCAGAATATCAAACGGGTTTAAACCATTAGATAACATTGTTTTGAAAGAAAGATTCAAGTGTAAAAAAACACATAGTACAAGACATGGTAAGTATGAAGTGGATAGTTGTATTATCGATTCGGATTCATTGAAAGATAATCCTGAGTTCCATAATATATTGAGTTTCATTAACACAGCCGATTCTAAACAAATGAAAGGAATTGAAGGCCATGAAAGATGATTATGAAGAAATAAACTGGTCTGAATATTGCTATAAAGAAAATCACGATGACAAAATTTGGTGGGTTGATACGTCATGGTTTGCTAGAGGGTTGATGTTATTTACGTTTGATAAGGAAAAGTTCTATAACCTTTTCGAAGATTACCCTCAAAACATGACCTCAGAAGAGGTTGAAATCTTCGATAAAGAAAATCCATTTTGGGCTGAATTCTTTTCAGACCGAAAATAAGAATACTGAAGCACTCGAAAGGGTGCTTTTATTGTGGCTTTGATTAGGAGGTGATCCAATATCTCCCAGCGATAGGGTTATCATGCGATTACGATTGAAAGGTTATAGTATGGCTAGGAAAAAACTTGGCAATCAGAATCCTACTCAATCGGTGATTTTAAAATACGTCAAGAAAAATTCATTAGCAAATGAAGCGATTGATCTTTACGAAAAAACTGGTCTTTCTTGCTATTCTTGGCAAAAAAACCTTCTACTACCTATGATGGCTGTTGATAAAAATGGCTTATGGGTGCATCAGAAATTTGGATACTCTATTCCTCGACGGAACGGAAAGTCAGAACTTCTTTACATTTGTGAAATTTGGGGGCTGCATAAAGGACTAAACATCCTTCACACAGCTCATCGTATTTCCACTTCTCACGCCTCATTTGAAAAGGTTAAACGTTACCTAGAGAAAATGGGATATGTGGATGGTGAAGATTTCAACTCTATCCGTGCCAAAGGACAGGAACGGATTGAATTATATAAAACTGGTGGTGTGGTCCAATTCCGTACCAGGACATCAAACGGGGGTCTTGGTGAAGGATTCGATATGCTGATCATTGATGAGGCACAGGAATACACAACAGAGCAGGAATCTGCTTTGAAATATACTGTAACCGATAGTGCTAATCCAATGACTATCATGTGTGGGACTCCTCCTACACCAGTTTCCAGTGGTACAGTCTTTACTAAGTATCGAGAAACGTGCTTATTCGGTAAAGGGAAATACTCTGGTTGGGCTGAATGGTCTGTTTCTGAAGAAAAAGAGATTGACGATGTGGATGCCTGGTATCATTCAAATCCATCAATGGGTTATCACTTGAATGAACGAAAAGTAGAAGCTGAGTTAGGTGAAGATAAACTAGATCATAATGTTCAACGTCTAGGTTTCTGGCCTACTTACAATCAGAAGTCTGCTATATCTGAAACAGAATGGAACGAATTAAAAGTATCTGATATTCCTGATCTTGTCGGACAATTATTTGTTGGGATTAAGTATGGACAAGATGGTACAAACGTTGCCATGAGCGTTGCAGTGCGGACGAAAGATGGACGATTTTTTGTCGAAGTTATAGATTGTCAATCAGTGCGCAATGGGAATGACTGGCTAGTGGCTTTTTTGCGTAGTGCAGATGTGGCCCAAATCGTTATTGACGGTGCAAGTGGTCAAAAGATTCTAGATGAAGAATTGAAGGACTACAAAATTAAGAATGTCATCTTACCAACTGTTAAAGAGATCATAGTGGCAAATGCTCTTTGGGAGCAAGGTATTTATCAAAAAAATATCTGCCATGCTGGACAACCATCTCTATCAAAAGTGGCTACTAACTGCGATAAGCGTAATATTGGTTCAAATGGTGGTTTTGGTTATCGCTCTCATTTTGACGATATGGATATTTCTTTGATGGACAGCGCTTTGCTTGCGCATTGGGCATGCGTAACAACTAAGCCTAAGAAAAAGCAAAAAATCAGTTATTAAAAAGTAGCAGTCACAGGACTGCTTTTTTTGATGATAAAATTACCGAACTGCCGGGAAAGCAGGAGAAAGGAGACATGAGAATGTCAGAATTTAAACCAATTACTACACAAGAAGAATTTGATGCTGCTATTAAGGCCCGCTTATCTCGTGAGAAAGAGAAATACGGAGACTATGACCAGATCAAATCTCGTGTTACCGAATTGGAAGAAGAAAATATTAGCTTGAAGTCAACTATTGAAGCTAATAAGCAAAGTAAGGATGATTCAGACAAGCAACTCGAGGAAATGCAGAAGCAAATCGCTGGTTATGAGACAGCTAATCTGCGAACTCGGATTGCTTTGCAAAATGGATTACCTTATGACTTAGCTGATCGCTTGCAAGGTGCTGATGAAGAAAGTTTAACAGCAGATGCGGAGCGTTTGGCATCATTCATCAAACCCATTGGACATGTCGCACCAATGCGGAACCTAGAGCCTGCTCTAGAAAAGAATGAAAACACGTCTTATAAAAACCTAGTACAAGGTTTAGTTTTTGAAGAATAAAGGAGTAATATTATATGACAGATCAACTATCAAAAGGTACATTATTTGACCCAATGCTTGTGACAGACCTCATCAACAAAGTTAAAGGTCACAGTTCACTGGCTAAATTGTCTAATCAGCAAGCTATTCCGTTTAATGGATTAAAGGAATTTACATTCTCATTAGATGCTGATGTAGATATCGTTGCAGAAAACGGGAAGAAAACGCATGGTGGTGCAAGTCTAGAACCTGTAACTATTGTGCCTATTAAAATCGAGTATGGTGCTCGTGTATCTGATGAGTTCATTTATGCATCAGAAGAAGCTAAAATCGATATTTTGAAATCATTTAATGAGGGATTCGCTAATAAAGTAGCTCGTGGTATTGATATCATGGCTTTCCATGGTGTTAATCCACGTACTAAACAAGAGTCTACAGTAATTGGTAATAACTGCTTTGATAAAGCTGTTACCCAAACTGTTAATTTCACGGATAGCAATCCAGATGCAAATGTTGAAGATGCAGTGAAAATGATTCAAGGAGCTGATAATATCGTTAGCGGTATGGCTATTGATACTACATTTTCAAGTGCACTTGCTAGCATGAAGAATGCGGCTAATGAGCGCCTTTATCCAGAATTGGCATGGGGAGCAAATCCAGGTGCTATTAACGGTTTACCTGTAGATGTAAATACAACGGTTGGACTTAATGTTGGAACCAACAAGGATGTTGCTATTGTTGGCGATTTCGCCAACATGGTGAAATGGGGATATGCTAAGCAAATCCCACTTGAAGTTATTCGATATGGTGATCCAGACAATTCTGGCAAAGACTTGAAAGGTTATAACCAAGTATATCTTCGTGCTGAAATTTACCTAGGATGGGGAATCTTGGACAACAATAGTTTTGCTCGTGTTGTGAAAGCGGGGTAGTATATGGAATACATTAATGTAAAAACAGGGGCTACGATTGTTACGGAAAATGCAATCAATGGTGGCGATTGGCTTCCAGCTGATCAAGTTACAAAAAATGTGGATTCCCAAGAAGCAGCAGGAGACAGTCAGGGAGATCTGACTGTCTCCCAAATTAAAGCTCGCTTAGATGAGTTGGGTGTTGAATACGACAAAGGAGCTAAGAAGGCTGACCTTCTTGCTCTGTTAGAACAACATGAAGGGTAAATAAAATGACAACATTTGCGACAGTTGAAGACCTTGAAACTTTGTGGCGTTCTTTAAAATTTGACGAACGAGGAAGAGCTAAGGCACTGTTGGAAATTGTGTCAGATTCTCTTCGTGAGGAAGCTAAGAAAGTCAGCAAAGATTTAGATAAGATGGTGCTTGACAGCCCATCTTATCAAAGTGTTGTGAAATCTGTTACTGTGGATGTGGTTGCTCGTACATTAATGACATCAACCGATCAGGAGCCAATGACCCAAATGGCTGAATCTGCTATGGGATATTCTTTTAGTGGCTCTTATTTGGTGCCTGGTGGTGGCTTGTTTATTAAGGACTCTGAACTGAAGCGTTTAGGCTTCAAAAAGCAAAGATATGGGGTGATTGATCTTTATGGGACGAATTAAAGGTATTACAATCACTCTTATAGAAAGCGTTGAGAAGGGAAGGGATGACTTTGGTCATCCCATTTTTGAGGAAGTTGAAACATTGGTGGATAATGTCCTCATATCTCCATCTTCAACGGAAGATATCACAAGCCAGATGAATCTAACTGGACGGAAAGCAGAGTATACTCTAGCAATACCAAAAGGTGATCTTCATGATTGGGAAGATAAAGAAGTTTTATTTTTCGGTAAGAGATGGAAAACTTTTGGGATTCCTCTTGAAGGGATTGAGGAAATGCTTCCTTTGGTCTGGAACAAGAAGGTGATGGTTGAACGCTATGAGTGATATTAAGTTTAAGCTCAATCGTGCTGGAGTGGCTGAATTGATGAAATCTGCTCCTATGCAAAATGTCCTTTCTCAATATGCATCTGATATTCAAGCTAGATGCGGTGATGGATATGTAAAAGATATTCATGTAGGTAAAAATCGTGCTAATGCAATGGTTAGTGCAAAGACCTATAAAGCTAAGAAGGACAATATGAAAAACAATACTCTTTTGAAGGCGGTGGATTAAATGATTGAAATTGTTATCAAGAAATATCTTGACGGCCATTTATCGGTACCGTCTTTTTTTGAGCATGAAACAAACATGCCAAAAGAGTTTGTAATCCTTGAAAAGACTAGAGGATCCAAGAAGAACCACGCCAAAACTGCAACCTTTGCTTTTCAGAGTTATTCAACCAGCATGCAGAAAGCTGCTGAATTGAATGAAAAAGTGAAACAAGTTATCGAAAACATGATTGAACTGAATGAAATCAGTGGAATTCATTTAAACAGTGATTACAATTTTACAGACACGGAAACTAAAAAATATCGTTATCAAGCGGTATTTGACATAAATTATTTTTAAGAAATGGAGAATGGAATGGGATCAGAAGCTCAAACTACTCAAACAACATCGTCATCATTAGTGACGACAGCAAAACCTAAAATTGGGGGGGCAATCTATTCAGCACCTACTGGGACTCCTCTACCAACAGATGCTACAACCGCCTTAAATGCTAAATTTTTATCTCTAGGATATATCTCAGAGGATGGCTTGGAAAATGAAAATAGCCCTGAATCTGAAAACGTCAAAGCATGGGGTGGTGACATCGTACACTCCTCACAAACAGAAAAACCCGATACTTTCACTTATACATTAATCGAAGCATTGAACGTCAATGTGCTTAAGGAAGTGTACGGTGCTGATAATGTTAGTGGGGATCTTAAAACAGGTATCACTATCAAGGCTAATTCAAAAGAATTAACTAGCCATTGCGTTGTGGTAGATATGATTTTGAAAGATGGTACTATGAAACGTATTGTTATTCCTCAAGGAAAAGTAACAGGTATCGGAACTATCTCTTACAAAGATGCTGAGACAGTCGGATACCAAACAACTCTTACAGCATTCCCAGATGGCGAAAGCAATACTCACTACGAATACATCAAAGGAGCTTAATACATGTCAGAAACTAAATCATTTAAAGGGACTACTAAAACGGGTTTTCCATTCGATATCAGTATGGAACGGATGGAGAACTATGAGGTAGTAGAAACTATTGCCGAAATCGATGAAAACCCACTTGTGCTACCTCGGCTACTTAAACTGTTGCTTGGTGATCAAGTGGCAGCGTTGAAAGATCACGTCCGTGGTGAAGATGGGATGGTACCCACTCAGAAGTTGATGGATGAAGTACGAGACATCTTCGAGTCACAGAATGTAAAAAAATAGTAACCCTTTCCAGAATGATCAAAACTGATGAAGATGCTTTGATTTGTGATTTAGCTGAGACGTATCGTATTTATGATTACAGACAGCTACCTGCATATCAGGTAGCTGTTTTTTCATTTGGTCTGCGTGATGATTCAAGGATAAAAGTTGCAATGTCAGGGCAGAATGTACCAACTGATTTATTAATCCAGGCAAGTATGTTGGATCGATTATCTATGCTTGTATGGATGAAAACCAAAGATGGACAACAGGGCAAAAACCGTCCGGCTTCAATGGTTGATAGTCTTCTCAAGGTTGAGAAGGAAAAGGAACAGATGGTATTTACATCTGGAGAGGAATTTGAAGAATACAGAAGTAAATTGTTAGAAAAGATTGGAGGTGGTAATTAATGGCGACAGAATTAGGTCAAGCATATATCCAAATTATGCCATCAGCTCGTGGAATCAAGGATATGATTAAGAAAGAGCTTGGCTCTGAAATACCACAAGCAGGGCAGGAAGCAGGGGAATCTTTGAGTTCTAAGATGCTAAGTGTCGCAAAAAAAGCAATAGCAGCCGCCGGAATAGGTAAATTCTTTTCTGCATCATTGACAGAAGGGGCCAATCTTCAACAATCGTTAGGTGGGATTGAAACCTTATTTAAAGGTTCTGCTGACACGGTTAAAAAGTATGCTAATGAGGCATATAAAACAACAGGGTTATCAGCCAATGCCTACATGGAGAATGTAACAGGCTTTAGTGCCAGCCTTCTTCAATCGTTAGGTGGTGATACTCGGAAGGCAGCAGATGTTGCTAACATGGCTATGGTCGATATGGCAGACAATAGCAATAAGATGGGGACATCTATGGACCGTATTCAAGATGCTTACCAAGGATTTGCAAAGCAAAACTATACAATGCTGGATAACCTTAAGCTAGGGTACGGTGGTACAAAAACTGAAATGCAACGCTTACTAGCTGATGCACAAAAATTGACTGGTGTTAAGTATGACATCAATAACCTATCTGACGTGTATCAAGCTATCCACGCTATCCAAGAGAATCTAGACATTACCGGGACAACTGCTAAAGAGGCTGCGACTACTTTTAGTGGATCATTCGCATCTATGAAAGCAGCTGCTCAAAACGTCTTAGGGAAATTAGCTCTAGGTGAAGATATTATGCCTTCATTGCATCAACTTTTTGGAACCGTTAAAACCTTCCTTGTAGGTAATCTTATTCCAATGGTATGGAATGTGTTAAAAGGGATCCCCCAGGTTTTAGCTGCTGCACTCGGTGAGCTTATGCACACGCTTTTCGGAGACTACATTGGAGAAAGCATTATGAACGATCTTTATGATGTTTTTGATAAAGTAGGAGGAGTGGTCAGCACTATCTATGATATGATTTTTGGATCATTGAGTAAGAAAGACAATATAGATTTTTTAAAGAATCTAGGGATCGATGAGAAAACAGCTAGTAGCATAGTGAACATTGGCGATAATATCCGGACCATGTTTGAAAATATTGGTGCTGTTATTAGTAACGTTGCTGGGATTGTTGGAGAATTTATCAGTGATCTTTTTGGACTTGCTAAAAGTAAAGATAGTGTTGGAGGCGTAGCCTCAGCTTTTGAAGCCATTACTAAAGTTTTAGCTGATGCTTCAGGTAAAGTAAAAGATTTTACAAAGTGGATGCGTGAGAATAAAACAGTTATGGATATTGTTAAATCTGCTCTAGCAGGAGCCTTAGCAGGTTTTTTGGCATTTAAAGCAATTACAACTATTCAATCTATTATCACAGGTTTCAAATCAGCACTTTTAGCAGTCAAAGGCGCAGTTTTAGCTTTTAACGCTGCAATTGCTGCTAACCCAATAGGAGCCTTAGTAGTTGCTATTACTGCGGTTGTAGCTGCATTAGTCTGGTTTTTTACCCAAACAGAGACGGGTAAGCAGATTTGGAGTGCTTTCGTTGATTTTGTAGTAGGATTGTGGAATGGTCTTGTAGAGTTCTTTTCAGGTTTATGGACAACCATCTCAGAAGGTGCAATAAACCTTTGGAATGGGGCTGTAGAAGTCTGGAATAGTGTGATTGAAGGAATAAAAATCGCTTGGAATGGAATAGTAGAATTCTTTGTTACTTTGTGGCAAGGTATTTCTAGTACCGCTACAGCTGCATGGACCACAATTACAGAAACAGTAATGGCTATTGTCCAGCCTTTTATTGATGTCTTTATGTCGATTTGGAATGGAATGAAAGATGGTCTGGGTCAGATTTTCGAAGGCATTAAAACGATTTTTAGTGGAGCCTGGGAATTAATAAAGAGCATTGTAATGGGTGCAGTATTATTTATCATTGATTTAGTAACTTTAGACTTTACAAAAATGGGTGAAGATCTAGGATTGATTTGGGAAAGTATCAAATCTGCAATTTCAATGATTTGGGATGGTATCTGTACTTATTTTAGTGGAATCATTTCTACAATCATAGGGTACTTCACTGGTGCTTTCGAAGGGCTTAAGACATTCTTATCTGGAATATGGGATTCCATAAAGGCAACAGCAGAAGCAATGTGGAATGCAATATGTCAAGCTATTCTTGGCATTATAGATGCCTTCGTGGCTAGCGCAAAAGCTCTTTGGGAAGGTTTCAAATCTTTCATGTCTGGATTATGGGAAGGTATCAAATCTACAGCAATAGGCATGTGGGAAGGTATCAAATCAGGCCTTGGTAGTATTATTGATGGAATTGTAAGTGGTGCACAAAAGGCATGGGACACCATGAAAAATGGAGTTAAAGACCTATGTTCTGGCATTAAAGATTTTTTCTCTGGCCTAGCAAATATCAACCTTTGGGATGCTGGTAAAGCTATTCTTGATGGCTTCTTAGGTGGTTTGAAAAGTGCGTATGAAGGTGTTAAGAATTTTATCGGTGGTATTGCAGGCTGGATCCGCAAACACAAAGGTCCTATCTCTTATGACCGTAGATTATTAATCCCTGCTGGTAAAGCTATCATGGGAGGATTTGACGCCTCCTTACAAAATAGTTTTAAAGATGTGCAAAGAACTGTTGGTGGAGTAGCTGGATGGATTTCAAATGCATTTACAGGTGATGATTTTGATTTCGGATCAGGAGCATCTTTCAGTAGAGACATCACATCTACATTACAGATGCCTAACTCAAAATATGACCCAACCGAGTCTAGAATGGTGTCTGAGATGATGATTCTAAGATCAAGTTTAGATACTTGGCTTGAGAAGATATCAAACAAAGACTCTAATACGTACTTAGATGGAGAAAAATTAGCTATCAATGCTTATCAACGTCAAGGACGAATCATGGCTAGAGAGGGGATCTAATGGCAGTAAATTATCTGATTATCAATACTTTTAACACAAACACTATATCAGATAGTGTAGTGACTGATTTTGGAGATATTAAAGGTGCTATACCTCGATATGATGAGCAGAAGAAACTGTTTGGAATGAATGGCCAGTACAACATTGAAGATGGTGCTTATGATGGCTATGAGCGAACTTTCAAGTTGTTTGTTAAGCGATATGAGGATGCTCAAGCCATTATTAATGCATTCCAGAAGCAAGATAACGTGTTGGAATTTAGTTATCAGCCTGGTAGTATTTACTATGCTGATTTACTTGAATCAGAAATCTCGCTTCATGGGCAAAATAACTGGATCGTAAGTATCAAGGTGTATCAACATCCTTTCAGATATGCCAAAAATGTCCAAGAAGTCGTACTGTCAGGACGTGGCACGATTACTAATCCAGGTACAATCTATTCAGAACCCATCATTACGATTGAAGGACAAGGAGAAGTAACCCTAACGATTGGCAACCAGACAATGGGATTAAATCTATCAGGTGGAGCAAGAATTGACTGTAGGCAGCGGAAACAAAATGTTTATACGTTAAATGGGCAACTCATGAACATCCTGCGAACAAGAGGACCATTTTTTGAATTGCCAAAAGGAGTTACCGGAGTAACTACATCTGGTAATGTTTCTAAAATCAAAATTCAAGGGAATTGGAGGTATATCATTTGATTTATTTAAAAGAGGGGAATATCCCTCTTAATTTGTGTACGGATGATGATATCAGCCAGCAAGAAAATAATACTTATCAGCTTACTTTCAAGTATCCCGTTAGTGATGAAAAATGGATATTACTACAAAATGAAGTACATCTACTGGCAGACGATTTATCAGGTGAACAAGAATTTGTAATTTTTGATATCCAGAAAGAGCACGGATATATCACAGTATATGCCAATCAAGTAGCAACGTTGCTAAACGGATATAGTATCCGCAAGATCAATGTAGATCGAGCGAATGGTTTTACTGTGATGAACAAGCTAGTAGAAGGGCTAAAGAGAGAATGCCCTTTTACTTTCTTTTCTGATATCTCAGAATTGCATACTCTAAACATAGAGAATACGTCAGTAATTGATGCACTACTTAAAGGTCAACATTCAATTGTTGGTCAATGGGGTGGTGATTTAGTCAGAGATAAATACTCAGTGAGATTGTTAAAAAATGGAGGGATTGAGAATCAATCTCTTTTTATGTATAAGAAAAATCTTTCTGAGTACAAAGAATCCACTACTACTAAATCACTTAAGACTAGAATTCATTTTCGTAAGGTCATTACTGCATCTGGAGAGGGAGAGAAGGACCAAGTTCTTGAGGCTACTGTAGATAGTCCACTTATAGATAAGTACAAGCATATCTATGAGGATGATATGGAAGTACAAGACCAGGATGTTAAAACCATTGAGGATTTAAAAGAGTATGGTAAGAAATACTTTCAATCAAATCTTTGCGATTTGCCAGATGAGAGCTTAGAGATTGATGTGTTGGGTCATGCTGATCAACCAGTAAAACTATTTGATACAGTATCAATTTTTTATGAACTCTATAATGTTGATATTCGCAAAAAGATTACCAGCTATAACTACAGTCCAATGTCTAAAAAATTGAAGAAGGTTGGATTTGGTAAAATTTCACGTTCGCTAGGTGGTGCGATTGGCAAAATCGTTGAAGATGCAGTCAAAGAGAAAATCGCTAGTCACGATGCTGAATATGAAGCGAAAGTCCAAAAATTAGTGGATAACGCAAATGCAGAATATGAGAAACGTGCTAAAGAGATTGAAAATAAGGTTACCGATGGGATTGAGGAAGCAAAAGCAAAAGCCGAAGTAGTCAAAGAAGAAATCTCAGCACAAGTCACTGAAAAGATCAATGCCGCCAATCAGAAGAACAAAAATGAAATTGTAGAGGAGTTCAAAGCTCAATACAATGGCATTGAAGTGAAAATGAAAGGCTTGACGACTACAACTGAAAAGCTCATTGAAAAAGATGCAGAAGTCAAAGAGCAAATTGACAAATTCAAACAGTCTACAGAAAGCCAATTCACTGAATTAAAAGGCGCACAATCACGATTTGAACAGACCACAGAGAAAGCCATCTCTGACCTAACCAATGTGGCAAATGGCAAAGCAGATCGCTCTTATGTGCAACAGACAGTGGAAGGAGTCAAAGAAGAGTTCACGAATCTGAAAGTTGGTTCAAGGAACTACGCCGAAGACTACGATTTCACTCGTGGCCTTTGGTTTTTCGCTCACGGTGATTCAAGTAATTCAACCGGTACAGCAGAAAATGGTGTTTATACCATTTCAGGCAATACTAACACTTGGAAGCAAGCACAATTGTTTTCTAGTACCGCACCAAGCTGGGCAACTTCAAAAACAACTGCTCTGGATTATCTAGAAAAAGGCGAACCTTACACAATTTCATTCTACGCTAAAAGAAATAGCGGTTCAGGAACAATGTGGGCTTCATTGCGTGAGAATCGCAGATCTGGAGACAATCCAGAAAGAATCTATGCTCAATTTCAGTTAACTGATGAATGGAAGCTGTACAAAGTTTCTGTACCAGCGCTAGAAAAAAGCGATGAGTTTGATTTCTGGCGCATCATTATTGGCTATAGTGAAGCAGGTTCAATTTCATTCAAAAAGGTAGAGCTAACACAAAGCAATACCAGAACAGATGCAGGACCTGCTCCAGAAGATCAAGAAGCTATTGTCACAAACGCTTCAGCATCATTTGAACGTACCGCAAAAGGACTTAAAGCACAAATCACAGCACTTGAACAGTACACTGGAGAGAGTGGAATCCTTGAATCTAGGCTAAAACGCTATACAGAAGAGCAAACAAGCAATACCCTGAAGACAATTCGTGAGAATCTATCTGAGAATTACATTTCTAAGAATAAGTACACAGAAGATTCTGAGGGGATCACAAGAAGGATCGAAGCTCTAGGAAGTCAGATTGACCAAGAAAACCTTGTGAAATTAGCTGACAGCTTAACTGAATACACAGCGCCCAACAATGGCACAACCAGAATTACATCAGTAGAGAACGGGATTTTCAAAATGAAAGTTTCCGGATCTCCTGCAAATTCTTATACATTTGCAGGTCCAACATTCCCACTGTATATCAACAAGATGACTCAAGGTGAATACTACTCATTAGGTTTTGAATATCAAGTGAGAAGTGATGTTGAATGTGATAAAGGAATAGCAGTTACACTCAAACGACATTCAAACAATAAACAAGTGTTTGGGAAGACCGTTGCAGATAAAACAACAGCAAAAAACACATGGCTGAAAGCTGAGTTCACATTCCTAGCAACTGATTTTGAATTTGATACCTCTGGAAGTTTTCCACTCTACTTCTATGCAGTCAACAATGCACACTTTTGGATTCGTAAACCAATTTTAGTCAAAGGTCCTAAAGTTCCTCCATACAAGCCAAACAGCTTGGACACAATCAATTCACGGATTGAAAGCAAACTAGCTGAATACAAGCAAACTGTTGATGGTCAATTCTCAACATTTTCAACTGAGTTTGGAAATAATCTGAGATATGCCACAGAAGGTCTAAACAATAAACTTGCAACTCAGGAACAGGCACTTACAAATAAAATTGCCAATCAAGCACAAGAAACTGATGCAAAACTTCAAGCTCAAGCAGATGAGACTAACCAGAAATTGTCCAGTCAAAATTCTGTCCTCAATGACAAGTTGGATGATTTTAGGGACAGCATCAATGGTCGCTTTGCAAACTACCAAAGCACAGTCAATGGGCAGATAGCAACGATCATCAGCCAATTTGATGGAGTACTCAAAAAAACAGACATCAATATCACAGATGGTCAAATCTCTTTTGGTACAGGTAAGAGCATCAATGGTCGGACAATCAGCTCATTGCTTGTACAAGAACCGGAATCAATTGCATTGATTGCGAAATTAATCAAGGTAAAAGGGGATATGGTAATTGATGGATCAATTACTAACCGTCATCTTGCCTCTGAAAGTGTTGATACAGGTCACATGAGAGCTGGATCAGTCACTACTCAGATTTTGGCCAGTAACGCAGTAACCGCTGACAAGTTACAAGTTGATTATGCTTTGATCCAGAAATTGCTTGCTAATCAAGCATTTATTAGAGAATTGATTTCACAAAAAGCATTTATTACTGAGCTGAATTCAATCAAGATTGCTGCCGAAAGAGTCCAAGGTGGACGATTAAGTGCCAATAACGGTTCAACTGTCTTTGATTTAGACAATGGTACACTCAATCTATTTTCAAATACTGGTACAATTCGAAGGATTGATGATACAAGCTCATCTCAATTCATAAAAATGACCAAAAGCGGCTTTGTAGCGGAACAATTCAGAGATTTAAATGCAGCTATGATTGTAGTCGGGACCAACCATGACAAGTCAGAAAAAACTGATAATAAAACTTTTGCCGGGACTCGTCTTTGGTCGGGTTCAAAAAATGGAGTAGATGAATCATTTTATGAAGTAGTAGCTGACCGCCTTGCCATATATTCAAACGGTGATTATCGTAGTCCTTGGGTGTTCCATAATAACACGAGAGATGGCAGTGCTTATTTGATGCCTATGAATGAAAAGGGAGTGCGTCATAATCTAGGTAGAGGTGATAAACACTTTAGCGGAGCATGGATCAATAATATTTTTATTGGACAAGCAGCTATTGAAGTAGGTGGCTATTTGTGGGATTTATTAACTTGCTTTGGAACCTTATCAAAATATAATTGGGATCTTAATAATGAAAGTGTTAAAAGTCATATTTCAGGTGTCCTAAATAAATATAACTTCAGATAGAAAGGAAAATAACATGAACGAAAATATCTTACTAGCTATGATTGCTGAATTAAACAAGCAATTGGGTGACAAAACACTCGGAGAGATTGAGTTTAAAGCTCGATGTACTTACCTACAAGAAAAACTAGATCAGAACACACAAGAGCTAGAAATCTATCGCTCTGTCCTCGAATCAGATAAAGATTTGATGGACCTTTTCAACGAAATCAAAAATAAAAATGAGGTAACAAACTAATGGATTATAAATTACAATTTAAATCATTTGACCCAGTTGTGAATGCTACTAAAGTAGCAATCAAACAAGATCACCCTTATCGGGTATTCGAAGAAGTTTTGCCAAACAACCGCATGGCAGAAGAAGATTCTGCACTAGTTGAAGCAGTGCTAAACATCGTTCGTATGGAACTTGATACATCGGGTGCTGTAGTCGCAATCAAAAAAGAGCTGGATAAGTCTGTGGAAGCAAACAACGAGGCTATTACTAAAATCCAAGCCCTTACAAAAGATAATGAAGATAAAGCAGTCCAAATCAAGAACATCAAAAATGTAGCTGATTGGGCTGTGTTAGTCGCTGTTACCAATACCGATCATCCAATTGATCCTACATTATTCGCTCGTGGGCTTGAATTGGTTGATGTAGCTCAAAAGGGTAAAGTCTATCAACCGTATGATATCTTTGTTATCGAAAATCCAGACTACACTCCACGATTTAAAGAAGGTAAATTAGTCATGATCCAGGTCAATGAGGAATTTACCTATAACGGTGAAACACTTAAAGAACTTGAAAAAGGACCTCGTGCCAATGGGAAATTAGAAATTTGGAAATGGGAAATTCCAAAGGAAGAAAAGCCTTCTAATAATCTTGAAACTCAACCAATAGCACAACCTGAATCTTAATTGATGGGAGCGTGATTGATGTATCAAGAAGAGCCAGATGGTATTTTTGGAATTATCGAAGTAGTTCGTGATTTTTACGATCATGGAATTGACGAACATATAATTGTATTTCTCTTGATGGCCATCGTTGCTCTAGATATCATTTTAGGGGTATCTAGAGCATGGGCCTATCATGAATTTTCCAGCAGAAAATGGAGGAAGGGCCTGGTCAGTCATACAGCTATGATCTTAATTGTAGCAATCGGATATCCCTTCACGTTATATATGAATCTAGCGCCTGTTATTGATGCATTCATCATTTCGATGATGGCAGCTTACGGTTCTAGTATTCTTGCTAGTCTATCAGCATTAGGGGTAGAAATTCCCTTTATCGATCAATATATTCGGAGAAATGTTGACCGTGAAAAATTTCAATTAAAAGAAGGTTTGGAAGAACCTAAGAAGTTTAAAAAAGGAGAAAAGAAAAAATGAATCAAATCACAGGAATCGTAGTAAATTCGCTAATGGCTATTTTTGTTGCTTTCGTAGGAATTGCTGTTAAATCACTCAAAGAGTATCTTCTAACTCGTGGTGGGAAAAAAGCATTGGAAGTAGTGGAAATTTTAGCAAAAAATGCGGTAAATGCTACTGAGCAAGTAGCAGGAACATTAGGTATTCATGGGGCTGAAAAACTAGAGCATGCTAAAGGCTGCTTGATTAATGGCCTAGAATCTCAAAATATTTATCTGACAAATGAAGAACTTAATACTTTTCTTGAAGCAGCTGTAAAAAAAGCTAACGAAGAATGGAAAAAGTGAGGTATTCTTATGACAACAAGACAAGAAACTATTCAATTCATCATTGATTTAGCAAATTCCGGAATGGGTGTAGATAAGGATGGATTTGCGGGGACTCAATGCGCTGACTTACTTACATACCCAGCTAAGACTTTCTTTGGCATCGACTTGTGGGGGAATGCTTCAGAATTGCTTGATTCAGCAGAACAAGCAGGCTTAGAAGTTCATCTTATGCCTACAAATGAGAATCCTAAAGCTGGTGCATTCTTTACAATGGATGCTTGGTTTGGTGGCGTAAACTTTGGGCATTGTGGGGCAGTAATCGAGGATTCAGACGGGTACAGTATGAGAACTGTTGAGCAAAATATCGATGGTAATCCTGATGCTCTTATTGTGGGAGGTCCTGCACGTTTTAATAGTCGTGGGTTTGATAATGTGCAGGGATGGTTCTATCTTCCATACTCAGATACTCCACTAAGCGAAAACTTCCTACCACTTAGCGAAACACCTAAAAATGATGAAATGGAACTTATCCCAGAAAATGGTACATTCATTGTTGGTGATGCTGCCATCAATGTTCGCCGTGGACCAAGCCTTAATAGTGAGGTTGTAGCTGTCTACGAAGCTAAGGAAAAAGTTCATTATGACTATAAAGGATCAGCAAACGGTTATCGATGGATTTCGTACATTGGTGAGTCGGGCAACCGTAATTACATGGCCATCGGTCAGACGGATGAAGAAGGTAACCGTATCAGTTTATGGGGGGATTTAGAATAAGGAGGATTTGAATGATTAGATCAAATTCGACTAATCTTAATCAAATAAGAGGTGGAGAAGTTATAAAACAGGGTGACTTCTCCTCTACTTTTGAATATGAGCTACTTGATTATAAGTATAATAAAATCCCTAGTCTAGATGGTCAAAATGCTAGAATCAAGCTAGCAAACAAAAACGGTAAGTTGGAAATTGGTGCTATAGTAGAAAATTCAAAGGTGAGTTTCAAGATTGGGAAAATCTTACCTGCTGGTATTTACCTGCTAGAAGTACAATGTGGGGAATATGTGTTCCCTAGTGATCAATCTGTAAGATTGGAAATCACACAATCAACAGAGCATTTCAATAACTTAGAAGATATTGAAATGGCGCAGCTTGATATCAGAAAAGCTGTCGAAGATTATTTAAAGCGTATTAATTTTGTTGCTTATGATGACAGCACTATAAAGCGTGAAATAAGAGAATTAAAGGATAAGACACAAGGCCAGATTATTGATATTGCCCCTCTTGAAAGCAGAATTGCTAACCTTGAGAGCAGGGGACAAACAGAGACTATAGATCTCGTTCCTTACCTAAAAACCGAAACGGCTTACACCTTATTTCCCACTTACGCAACCCTTCAAGCACAAATGACATCTAACATCAAGACAAAGCACCTTGAATTGGGCCTTGATTCGTTAATCGAGACCAAGTTAAAAAATGGAGATGATCCATATATTACCAACCATCATGTTGAGACCTGGTATACAACTAAGGCTGAATTCAACAATCTGGTATCAAGGGTACAGGCTTTAGAAAGTAAAGAGTAA